CAACACCAACATAATATCGGTCATTTGCACTAGTAATTTCATTGTATACTGTATCAAGTAGTTGTTTCTTAAATCTATTTGTTACAATTGCAGCCATTTTTATTTCCTATTAAGTAATTGTGATATATGAGTCTGATGTGTCAGCAATCATATACCAATCATTCCCTGACCATATAATTTGTGTTGCACCATATTGGGCAATCGAAAAAGAAGTTCCTTGAGCAAAGCTAGTAGGAGTAACAGTAGCTAATCCTGTATTCTGGTTAATCATTGTTTTCATTTCACCAGTTACTGTACCATCGGCTAATGTAGCAGCTAATGCAGTTGATTTACTAAAGATAATAAATGAAGATGTTGTACTAACTGCACCGTTTGCAGTTTGGACTGCCGGTACTAATCCTATCTTTGATGGTCGTACTGCACCTGTACCTTTGCTAGTAAGATTTAAATTTACATTTGTATCTGTACCGGTTACGGAAATAGTTGGACCAGATGATGCAGCAGCATTAGCAATTGTAATTTCATTAACTGCTGATGGTGTAGCAGTTAGCTTAATTAATTCTGCGCCATTCGAATCATCAATTCTACTACCAATTGTAGGTGCAATAATTGTAGGTGCCGATAATGTTTTATTCGTAAGCGTACTGACAGAAGTATTTGTAACTATCGTATCACTATCAGAAAGAGAAGGAAAATTTAGATTAATGTTTTTCGACATTAAACTAGCATCGATTGGTACGAATGAATAAAAATATGTAGCGCCGGCAGAATCAGCAATGTCTGGATGTATTAGCTTGGCATCACTTATTGTTTTGTTGGCCATTGTTTGAGTAGCGCTATCAACAATAATCTCCCCAGTATAATTAGGGATTGTAACCGTACGATCCGCAGTAGGATCTTCTACAACAAGACGTGTCTCGAAGTTATCGATACTTGATCCTTCGAAGATAATGCCGTCACTATCAAATTGAATACCTGGCATTAAGATATTACTATCTCCGCCAAATCTTTGATAGATCTCTACAAAATTTTGGTTAATCTTGGTACCACTTTGACGAAGGGTATCCCCAGTCCCGTCATTGGCATTTGTACCGATATTAATATTTTGTCTTGTCATTTTCGATCCTATATAGAATTCTTAGTTCTATTTATACTAGTAAGCAGAGTCACTTGCATATCTTGTGAACATATTATTGTCCATAGTTTCTAGAGAGAGTGACATAAGCGGAGTATTTGAATCTGCGCTGTCATCCATAGTAAACGAATTAGGACTAATAAATTCAGCAATTGATGAATAATAATTATTAATTTGCTGAGCGGTAAGGGTTGAATAAAGATTTGCTAACTGATCAATATTATATCTAATTCCTACGCCCTCCGAATCTGTAAGTCCTGTTGTTGAACTGAGTAGACTGATATCGATATTAGCTTCACCAATAAGACTGATAAATGCTGAATCTGCCAATGCAATAGGCATATCATCAAATCCTAGATTTGCCTCGCCTTCTACAGCAACAATACCCTCGAAATAAAATCCTGCTGGGTGTGCAAACTTTTTATATAATTCTCTATATGTTGGAACGCCAAGTCCAACCTTAAGAAGAATAGAAAAGATCTGATATCTTTTATAGTCCTGAATAAATTTTTGTGAATCATAACCAATTGCATCTCTACCAACAGTAAAAATATCTACTTTAGGATATAATACTTCTACCTCTTGCTGAAAGAATGCTCTAAAAAATTCCTCTACAGCAAATCTAGAACCTTTATTCCTATAGTGATCAGCGAACCTTCTTGATGTAAAACGTGGATTGTTAAACAAATCACCGTTTTGTAATCCAGCACCTAGCTCAGCAATAACCTGATCTAGATACTCTGAAGGGGTTTCAGTAATATCTCTTATACTGAAAAGCTGATTAATTTCTGTTTCAAATGCAGATCCACCATCAGAATCTAGAAAGTCATAGTAATATTCTAGAAACTGAACTAGATTAGGATAATCTGAAGTAAAGTGTTCTGGAAGTACTTCTTTAACACTTCTATTATGCAGATTAGTTAATCTACGACCTACATTTTCGAGCTTATGTGTCATGTTACAATGTTAACTGCGTGTTCTGGAAATCGATTTGAGACTGAGCAAACGAGAGTTCTGGGTCAATATCAATAATATAATTTCTTAAAGGTCGAAGTGTACTTTGATTTGTTGGCGTAGCTGTAACCTTTAATACTGATCCGCCTTCGATCGAAACTGGATTAAATCCTTGTAAAAGAACCTTGCCAGTACCGGTATCATACTCTCCAATATTATCAAGCTCTACATCGCCATCAATATTCACTAATTCTAATTTCTTTTGGTTTAGCTTATTACGTATGAAACATGTCTTGCCATTAAATTCAAATCTACCAGTTGTTACAATTCGATCAATATTACTTGGATTTGCAATTGCCATAGGGAAGTTTAATGTATAAGTTAATGGCTGACCTGTAATTGGGGTAAATCTTTGCTGAACCCGAACGTTCATACGGGAGTTAAGAATTGCCTCATCTAGATCATCGATCAAAGATAATATAGTCGATCTTCTAAATACCTTACCAAATTTTCCTAGGTTCTGTGTAAAGTAATCCTGAATAGTAGAGAATACTAGATTTTCAGTAGCTCTTGGTGTAGCATTTGTTAGATCCGGATCAAAGTTAAAGAATGTCTGTAACTCTAGATATGAAATTACTGATTCGGTAAATTCTGTATCGATAGACATAACTGATAAGTTATTAGTTAATTCGTTTACAATTTTATCTTTTACTTCTGTTTGTACAACAGAAGAAATATTCGTTTTAAACTTTAAACCAACAAAAACTTTTCCATATTCAACTGGCACATTATCATTACCACCCCAAGAAATAACATCATCAATATATGCACTATAGTTAGCTAATATTTGCGCTTTGTAATCTTCAGCAGTAACCAATCTCTGCTGCGATGCAAAATAAATGGGTGCAGTTTGTCTAATTGACTCAAGGCCTTCTTTAAATGCACCAGCAGAAGATACTGATTCTGTAACTGCTGTAATAGGATAGTTTGTACCTTCAACGTCTAGATCACCAGTTGGTACAAATACGGAAGCACCATTCGCGGTTGGCCCTACGGTTGAAAGATAAGTAATTACAATTTTATTCCCTGCTTCAGGCGATTTACCGGTAGTTACCCCATCACCAAATAAAACTTCAAAGAAACCATTTGGTACTTCTTTAATTTGATAGTGTTTAGATTCTGTGGTAATACGTATAGCTTTTTTCAAGCTTGTATATGTTTCAAATGTGCTACTTCCAGATGTTTCATATACCTTTACTAGTAAAGATTCAGTATCGAGTGTAACATCTGGCATAACATATATTTGTGTTTCATCTGTTTCACCAACAAAGAAAGTTTTAGTTTTTTCAATTCCTTCATAGACAGGAATAGAATTACTATCTGTTTCAGTTTTAAATTCGTAAAATCCGGATCCGTCATCTTGTGCAGAATATGATTCTAATGTTCTAAATGTATATGAAACCCCTGCCACAGATGAAGTAAAAGCTGTACCACGAGGCAGTGTAATTGTGGTCGGTCTATTTGCAGATGCAATTGTAAGAGAAATATTTAGATTAGCCTTGGATGACGTATATGAACGTGGTGTGTATCCTAATGCTTCTGCGTGAGATACTACAGAAGCCCTCAGTTGAGCCGTATTTAAGAATGATTCGTTTAATGCAAAGTTAGCAGTAAGACCATTAAAATGGGTATTATAAGCAAGAACATCTAAAACATTAGATAAACCAGAAGCTTCGAAATTATAATCCGCAAATTCAGGTTTAGCCTTAAGATAATCCTTAAGTCTTGTTTTAACGGTATCAAAATCTAGATCCGTAGATTTAATTGTAGTAGCCATTTATCTTAACCTCGTTAGATCTAATTCTACAGTCTCAATTTGCTCTGTATTAATAACTTGAAAAGTAACAGTAACTCTTGCTGAATTCAAATCCCCAATGATTGAAGATTTTACATCTAGGACCCTTGCCCTAGGCTCATATGTTTCTACTGCTTCAATTATAGCTTCTTCAGATAATTCATCGTCAAATTCTGTATCCAAATTAAATAAAAGAGAATTTAAATCGCCACCAAAATCTGGCATAAAGGGACGTTCAGCATAGCTAGTGAGTAATAGATTTCTAACAGCCTGTTTGACCGCCGCGGCATCTGTCTTTTTATAAATGTCTTTATCAGGTCTTTTAGTAAAAGTCAGATCTAGATCGCTATAGGTCTTTTTCCTTGCAACACGAATAGCTGAGGAACTAAGATTACCGTCTTCAATAGAAAAAGCTCTTACTGGCATTTATTTCTCTTAATTAAAAATTTACTTATAGCTCTATTTATCATGGATACGACTGGATATTTTCTTCAACTTGGAGCTTACATTCAACTAATTCATTCGTAGATTGTACAAAATTATTAAATCTAGTTTCTACTATATTTGAATAGTTAACACCCCATGGAGATACAATCTTTGGCATAGTTAATATAATTTGAACATTTAAGACACCCGATGGATCATACGTATCGTAATCCAATATAAGCTTATCAAAATTAATATTATCTTTCCAAAAAACAGCAAGGTCAAAGGTCTTTTCCGGATCAATCGTTCCATTTTGATTTAAAAGCTCGTACGCGACCGCGCGCCCATCTTTCATTAAATAATTAATACCATCAACATCTAATGTTTCAGTAGGTTCTGGTCGATATAATCCTTCAGCAACTAAAAGTCTATAATCTTTAAACTGCTCATTTTCTCTTGATACCGTAAGCATTGCATCAGCCTGAAGAAGAAGCTGCCTTGCAATTCTTTTCTTTTCATCTTCAGTCTTAATAAAATTTAAAGTAACAGCATCACCGTATCCTCCTAAGAATTTAGCCATAGAAATACCAGGTGCTAATTTAGTACGAGAAGTAATTTCAGATTGAAAATCTGGATTATAGTATGGATCAGGTACGTACTTCATTTTGTAAACCTCTTAGATCTACCTCTAGAAGAATTACCAATTGCGGTAAATCCTCTTTTAATACCTCCTTCATTTGGTACTGTTCTACCAATTGATGGTGGTACTGAATTCACATATGCAGGTGATAACTTACCTTCGGCAATTTGTGCCCCAACAAATTTCTTATTTGCTAATGTTAAAGGATCTCTTAATTTAGATCTTACTTCAGGTGTTGTAAGCCTTTTTGCAGATACGCCTGCGTAGTCGACTGTCTTGTCAATTTGGTTTCTCAGAATATCACCATTATCTAGAGAAACCCTACGAACGCCTTTACTCGAAAGATTAAGATAATCGTCTATAATAAGACTATCTACCTCAACAGTAGTTTTATTTGTTGCTTCTGTATTATCGATTGTTTGTGATCCGCCGCCAGATCCTGGCCCTAATGGTGCTGATCCGGCTTGGTCTGCCGCTGCTGCAAATGATGCTTTACCATTTAATGAACCATGGAATGTAGTAGCATACATTGCAGTCGAATGTGTAGAGGTAGTATTAACCCTATCAATATGAGCTGTCTTTCCATAATATACAATTTCATCACCGCCGAATGTTCCACTATCACCAATAACAGTCAGTGATGAAGCCCCAATATTAATATTCGGAGAAGAAAGAACAACCTCATCTTCAGCAGTCATTGTTAGAATACCACCGGTATACTGATCCGTATTTCCTTCAATGTATTGCTTTAGATTACTACGTATAAATGAATTCTTACTTCCATAAATCGTTTCAGTATCTGTCCCTAAAATATAAGCTGAATTATTCTTTTTAATAGTAGATTCTTGATTACGATGTACCTTAGTTCTTTTTGAACCCCTTACATCTTTATCTTCGTCACCGCTAACTTGTACATTAAAATCGCCACCGACACGTAGATCGAAGTCACCACTTACATTTAGTGTGAGATTACCATTATAGGAGATCTCACCATCACCTTCAACAATAACTTTTTCATCACCACCAGATACACGAATAGTATTATTGACAGAACTAACAATTACTGTACCATCTGCTCTTAATTCTATTCCCGCGCCCGTGCGATGCTTAAATAGCATTCTTTCAGATCCAGGTGTGTCATCAATCTCGGTAACATGTCCTGAGACGGTTTCTCTTACTTGGTTATAAGGGTATTGTGATGACAATGTATCATTTAGATCTAGGCTAATACCCTGATCTCCGCCGCCAAGATATAATTCGTTACGGATAATACCTCTTGCAGCCAAGTTAGTTGAAGCTACATTAATATATTCTTTTCGTGGGAATACTCGAGAAGGATCTTTAAATCCATCTTTCTCAATACCAATAGTTTCTTCAGTAGCCATTACTTACTCCAAGATTTAGTTTTTTCATCATACGTATATCCATTATTAATTAGATCTGATCTTAATTCGTCTACATTTTTTATAACACTATCCAAATTTGTGAGTAGAGAATTATTTTGCAAAGTACCAGTTGCTCGTGCTGCCTCACCTAAAGTTTGATTCTGAATTAGATTCGACTGAAAGATTTTTTGTTCACGAGATAAAATATCAGCATTCTTAACTAGTTCAGTTATTTCATTAGCCTTTAATGCTAATTCTTCTTCAGTCGGTACTTTAATTTTACCTGTTGTTGTATCAATGCCCTTTTTGGAATTACTTAATACTGTCTTAGTTGAAAGAGTCTTTGGTACACCCACAGTAGAAGGTTTTGAGATTTTCTTTGGTATTTTATTCACAGCCTCATCTGGTGATATGGCAGTTTCTCTATCTGATATAAAATCATATACTGTTGTTTTATTTCTGTTACCTCTTAAATATACTTCAACATCAAATCCTGGCGCAGATGTCGAAGGATCAATATCTCTTCTACCGACTATCTCTCCGCCAGGATAGACTTTATAAAATGCACTAACAAATGAATTAAATGAACTCCATTGATCAGAAGTAATTGATGCAGAACTTAAATATAGATCCTGGTTTGGAACTTTACGTGGTACAGTATATCCTGCAACAAATCCCACATAAACAGAATAATTATACCATTTAGTATTTTTACCAGAGGCAACAGATATTGGTCTTCCTCTTTGTATCGTACCATCTTTCTGTATTACATAATGCCATTGAATACCTCCTTCAACACCAGAGGTAACAGGATATGTTGGACCAAATTTTAATACTGAATCTTGAACTTGCAGTCTTTGAATATCCTTTGCTTCATAATAATTATTACTCCAGGTTGCTGACCAATCTACAACGGCGGTAGTAATAACTCTAGTAGAATTTTTAAGATCAAATTCTAGTTCTTCTAAAGTGTCTACCGCTTCAAATACATAGCTATCTGGAGTTAATGCTCCTAAAAATTCATTACCTGCTACAATTGCATTAAATGGTATGTCAGATAAGGTAATTTGATTACTGGCAGAATTACTTTTTGCTACAACATTTGTTAAATTTGTATTACCATTCTCTTCAATAATATTTCCAGGATTCGAATATTCTGGTGGTATAATAACCTCTCCAGGAAATGATGGAACAGAAACGCCTACTTTATTAGTAGTACCAACATTTCTAATTTTTCCAGCTATTGCTCCTAATAAATTACCAAAGCTAGTTCCTAATGAACCGAATCCTACTTTACTATCTGATTGTACAGGATTACCTAATTCTTGCATAGTTTTTTGTACAATCTTCTGTGCAGTATTTGCTACATCAGTCGATATATCCTTTCCTACTGAACTTGTAGCTTTTTCTGGTATAGGAGAAGATTGTTCTAGTGCTGTCTTGATCTGGTTGTCTTTTGCTTTAATAACATTTTTTAAAGATTGATTAATACCCTTGGGATTACCAGATACAATAACAGCATTTAAGAAACCATTTGTTGCCGGTTTACCCGTAAGAGTTGTAATTTCGGAAATCTTATTTGATGTTTTTGTAACAGTAACACCTGGAACACTAGAAGTCATTTCTGCAATTACCGGTTCATCAGTAACACCAATATTCTCTTTTATATTCTCTGTTAAAGATTGAAACCCACCAAGGACGGTACCTATAACTTCACCCATAGGTGCACCTTCTACGGACAGTCTTTCAATCTGGGAATCTAATGCCTTTGCTTCAAGTTCTACAATATTGCCAATCTGCTGAAAAGTACTTAAGTTTCCATTTAAGATTTCTTTGGCAATCTGAGGATTAAATGGTACTTTTTCCTCAACGGTATATTCTACTTTTACCTGATCATAAGCCCTTTTAAGAGTAACTGTTCTTTCTACTAGATCATAAGGAACTGAGGTAAAAAACTGAGAATCTTTTCTTTTACCCTGTACAGATACTATAGAGGTAGGTACTGAAGGCAAAATAACAATATTTGTCTGGAAGGCTCTTTCAATTGCCATTTTATGTTTCCATCTTTTCTAAAATTTCTTCACCAAACGAAACTCTATTTTTTGTACTTCCTGGTGCAGGTCTTTCATAGTATTCTTCGAATACTCTAGCAGCTTGTTCTACTGTCTTGGTTTTTCTTAAAAGACCTAAACCGAAATATGAATATGAATAAAGTTCATGTTTAATAAATTCTAATTGTGGTTCAAGTTCTCTATAATTATAATTTCTTTCTCTGCAAAAATCTTGTAAGGCACCAAGTCTATTTCCAGCCTTTTTCGACGGATTCCACTGGGCAATCCCAAACGATCCTTCTGGTTCATTTAATGCTAAAGGATTTAAATCTCCTCTATTAGCATTTGCTCCTGATTCAACCATTAGGTTTCCAATAATACCGCACACTTGTTCAGGCGTAAATTCACCACCTGCTTTTGATAAAAAGAAATTATATGTCTTTTCTACATTTGTATTTCCAGTTAATGTTGCAACAGCTGCTTTCGTAACATCTATAGCATTTCGATTTGTTTCATATTTTGGTACTGAACCAACTACTAAAGGGATCTGAGAATTTTTCCCATCTAAAAAAATACCAAAGATCTGTGCCATAGGTTTAATACCAGTATTAGCACCAATACCAGAACTCCCACCTTCAGTCGTTGGTGTTACAACTTGAGCCCATGGTAGATCCTCTTCTGGAATGTCATCGATATTACCAGTATGAACCCCAAAGATTCTTATCTTTACCCTACCTAGTTCTAGTGGATCACTTATAGAAATAACATTTCCAATAAACCACCTGGTACTATCACCGTAGAAATTTTCATTCGTTGGTATCATTGCAATTTAGGATCCTCTGTATAAGATGCTAGTTTCGCACAAAGTAAACTTACGTCATATCTTTCGGCTTTAATCATATGTCTTGCTGCATATATTATATAATCCCCTGATTTTTTTCTATCGAATTTCGGAGAATCTGGATCATCTGCAGAATTATCTTTAAATAAAATTCGAACTACATTTCCAATAGTATAATTATAAATTCCTTCTCTATTCTCTTCACCCTTTAAAAAGTCATCGCCTCTTACTTGAATAATAAGAGGATTTTTTGTCATAAAGTTTTTAAGAGCTTTTCCTATTATTTTTCTTTTATGTGATCCTGAATCTGGTTCTTGATGAAGAGTTTTAAATCCTCCTGCGCCATCATATGTACCACCATTTGATATCTGAGATATTACATTTGAATTATAATTACTAATTTTAACTTCATCGATCTCGAAGTCTGGACCATAGTTAAATCTTTCTTGCCCATTTTTAAAATAGTCTGAGGTAGCTAACATTTCGAATACATCATTATCAACTGCAAAATCTACTTTCTGAGGTAGAGCATTCATAGTATCATAAAAATTATATTTAGATCCTACTACACCTGAACGTATTAATCGAAGAAGATTATCATTCTCTTCATGTTTGTAATTTTGAATAGCAGTAAATGCAGTAAAAGAAGTTAAGGTATTTGCCGCATTCTGCCAATATACATATGGGGTTGAAACATTAATGGGGGTTTGTCTTAACATATATCCTAAATCAATCATTCTTAAATAATTATCGCCAAACACAGAATATAGGTAAAAGGGTAAACCATCTTCACTAGTAGTTCTATTCTTAATCCACATAGCAGCTTCAATAGGGTGAAGGTTTGGAACTACTACTTTCATTCTCCCTTTGTATTCATCACTGGAATACAAAAGATCTTTATTAATATAGGAAGATAATATATTTTGGATAATAGTTATAGGGCTTCCTTGATATGATTTATTCACATTTTTAACACTTGAAGTATATCCTATATCTTCTATTAATTTTAAAAATACTGCCTCGTTTTTATCGTTAGATTTATAAGTTCCCATAATCTTTTCTACACGAAAGACTTTAGATGTTATTCTACCTTCCTCGACTAAATTAGTAGGACTTATATTAATAGTAATTCTTTCCCCACCTTGAAAATCAAAACCTGATACAAGATTATCATTGTCTGCAAATACGATCTGGCCTGTTAAATATGGTTTTTCTATATGTTCAAATATTTCAAGATCAGATATAGAATTGGAAATATCAACTTCAAGACCATTCTTAAGTCTATCCGAAGACAGTACCACAGATTGAAACTGATAGGAACTCTTTTCTTCAGAGCTTTTCATATTATGACCTTATGGATTTCTTATGTGCAGAAATTATATCCCCAATTAGACCAGGTCTAATAACTCGAATAGTCCTTAATGCATCATTTTCATTAATATAGTGATCGAAATTAGTTACTTCTGTTAATTGTGCGCCTGGTCCAACTTGGGGGTCAAAGTCTGTTCGATTATTATTTCCATCGACATAATGATGTGCAGCATTATAATATTCAGAATAACTAAAAAGATTAATAGTTTCCGTCGTCGTTGCCTGTGTTCCGCCTGGGGTTTGAAAGGTACTAGTTACAGCTTCTGGACTTGGATTAATTTTAAATTCTAAATCGCCGGTAACTACTATTTGTCCTAAACTTAAATTTCTGTGAAAGATTTTACCAGTTGCCCCAGACTGAGATCCCACTACAGTACGACCAACCTTAAAAACACCAGTAAGATCGTTTCTAGTAGTAATAGCTGTTCCTGGATAATCTTTTTTTACCTTTGCTTCTAACTCCCTATTTGTAAGCGGCCAACCTTGTAATCTTAGGTTATCATTCATTAAATAGAAAGTCCAATAATAAAGTGGAGATCCGTATAATCTAATTGAAACTTGGTCTGGTCTAAATCCTTCATGAATCTGCTCGAACTGATAGAGACCAGCATCATCCTTAATCTGATCTACTATATCAGCATATGCAGTTAAATTTTGGAAAAGTACATTTGAAACTTCATTACCAAACTTATACTGTACCTCTTCAAAGTCTTTAAAAAATCTCATCCGAATTCCCCTTGAATATCTTGCTTATTAAGAGTTCTAACTTCAACAAAATTAAGTGTAAGATCAATTTCATTTGGTTGACCGTCGGCATGAAATGTAGCACTAGTTGGATTATATGAGGTTTGAATATTCCTTAAATAACTAGTTTCTATCTTTGGGATCTTTGCATTCTGCCCTTTATATTTAAATGATATATCGAACGCATTTGGAAATTCAAAACCAATAGGAACGCCGGCAGGATTAATTGCTTCAGGATACATTTCTGTCCTAAAATGACGTATAATCTCCTCAACTATTCTTGCCTCGGAAGCTGAAGTAGCAATAAATTTAAAAGTAAAATTAAACTCTCTTATATTAACATTACGAAACATTGCTCTTGTATTAGGATTAGTTGTGGCCTGTACTGCCAGCTGACCAGCACGACCAACACCACCGGGAATTTTATCCATTAATCTAGCAGTAGCTAATCTTGCTAGTTGTTCGGTACTATTATCTCTCATATTAAAAATAGACTGAAGACCTTCTGCTAATCCTTTGCCGAATGCTGACATAATAGAATCACCACTAGCTAAAGCTGCGCTAGTAGCAGCACCCATAGGATCTAAATTAACATTTTCATATTGAACACCTTCGTTCATAACTATGTTTCCAGCAGGCATGTATAAATCGATAATAGGGGTATTTTTAGCAGTTTGATATTTAATACCAGTCAATCCAGATATTGAAGATTTAACCAGCTGGTCTTTTTCAGCATTTTTAGCTACCCTTTGTTCTTGCTTTTCTTTATCAGCAGGCCTAGGCTCATAGGCAGTATATCCATCATCATCACTTTTTGCTTTTTTAGTAGCGCCGGTTTGGCCATAGAGGTTATCTAGATTTATTGTATCAAAAAGTCTATTAGCACCTAGTACCGGATTAATAGGCTTAGCCTCTTTTACAACAAATCTTATCCTACCTAGATATGATTCGTCTCTACTAAGCGGATATGACATAATGACATTGCTTCGTTTTAGAGCCGATGTACCTAGATTGGTATTATCCTGAACAATACCATTATTGTTGTATTCAAATTGGTTTCTAATAGCCATATTATATCCTATAGATAATAAGAAAGATTCATCTTATTTATATAGGAAACATGGCACATTCAGGAAGATATAAGGTTGTTAATACCGATAAGTATGCCGGTGATCCGGCTAACGTTGTATACAGATCATCTTGGGAAAGAAAGGTTTTTAAATGGTGTGACAATAATATAGAGGTAAGGAGCTGGGCTTCTGAAGAAACGGTTATACCTTATTTCTACGATGTTGACAAAAGATATCATCGATACTTTGTTGATCTTAAAATTACCTACAGAAATGGCGATACAGTCTTAGTTGAAATTAAACCAGATAAAGAAACTAGACCACCTGAAGGCGAAAGACGTACCAAAAAATATATCTACGAAGGATTAACCTATGTTAAGAATATTAACAAATGGGAAGCCGCTAAAGAATTTGCAAATGATCGTGGATGGAAATTTGAGATATGGACTGAGAAAACTCTTCAAGAAATGAAACTTCTTGCTAAACCAATGCCTGGTAAAATAAAGAAGCCATTGAAAAAGGCAGAGCCATATAGGAAAAAAAAGAATACAAAGCCTCGTGTTAGACCACCAAAGAATGTTAATGCAGCACCTAAAGAGTGGAAGGATTAACATTTATTGAATAAATCAACATAAATACTAGTATGAGCAACTTATTTAAAGATCTAGAAATTGAAGCATTCCGTGCTGGTATTACCCCACGGACTAAACAGTCTATTGAGTGGTTCCGTAAAAAGGCTACCGCGCTCGGCCGCGTGAGTCGTACTGCTATAATGCAAGAGGAAGAAATTGCATTAAGAAATAGACCTAAGACAGCACCGTACGGTAATATGTACATGTATTTCTATGATCCCAAATATAAGGATACTCTTCCCTATTATGATGCATTCCCATTAGTTATTATGATGGGACCAGCAAAGGGCGGATTCTATGGCTTAAACCTACATTATCTTCCTCCGGTACTCAGAGCTAAAGCTTTAGATGCTTTACTTGGTGAAGGAGAATTACCTATGAAATTTATTAAGCCAACTATACATAGATATTTAACTAAACATGTAAAAAGTAGATTTGCTTTAGTAGATAAACCGGAATGGGAAATTGCTACATTTCTTCCAACACAGGATTTTAGAAAGGCAAGTTCAGGTACTGTTTATAGAGATTCAAGAGGAAAGATGTAATGGCATCAATTGACGATCTAAAATCTGTTGCTACCTCAAAGCTTGGATTTGCACAAGCAAATCAATTTTTGGTTGAACTACCTCCAATTGGTTCTGGTGGATTTGGTGCATTAGGGGGATTCTTATCAAACCTATTACCATCAATACCAAATATTCCTGGTATTTTAAATACCGGTAATCCTACAAGTAGAGAAATGAATATTTTATGTTCAAATGCAACATTACCTGGTAAACAGATTCTTACAACAGATCGCCTTATTGGTATGGAACTTCAAAAGGTAGCCTATGGATATGCAGTTCAAGAGGTTAGCTTAACATTTTATCTAATGAATGATTATGGTATTAAAAATTATCTTGATGCTTGGGCTGATCTTGTATTAAATCAGGATACAGGTGAAATAGGTTATAAACAGGATTATGCTAAGACAGTAAAGATACATCAGTTAAGAAAAGCTAGAAAAGGTTTCAGTGCTAACATTGGTCCACTTCAAGGTAATCTAGAAATTGGTGGAGGTACAATATATGCAGTCGAATTACAAGATGCTTTCCCAACAACAATTGGGGCAGTTCAATTATCAAATGAATTAGATGGATTAGTACAACTTCAAGTAGATCTATCTTATACTAAATGGAGACCGATTAAGGCTGGTCTACAAAACTTCGTAACCGGTGGCTTAAATTTTGGATAGGTGATTTAAATGGCAAAGAAAAAACAAAGAGCCCATCAGGTTTCTAAGGGGGAACGTAGATCCCAAGATCCTAAATGGAGCAAACAAGCAAGAAGAGAATGGGTTGGTAGTACAGCACAAATGATTGCAAAGGTAAATGCATGGCATGCCGGCAAGAATGTAGTGCTAACTATTGAAAACCCAAATAAGAATGAAACAAATAAAAAAATGATTCGTGTGAATGCGAATGACGTGTGGAAAAGAAAGAGTTCATAATGGCTTTACCAAGATTAAATGATTCTCCAAATTATGATTTAGTTATACCATCAATGAAACAAAGCGTAAGCTTTAGACCATTTTTAGTAAAAGAAGAAAAGATCTTATTAATGGCATTAGAATCTGATGATCAGAAACAGATTCTGAATACCGTAATTAATACTATTAAAGCATGTGTAACTGAAGATATTGATACTACAAAATTAACTACATTTGATATTGAATATATGTTTTTAAAAATACGAGCTAAAAGCGTAGGTGAAACATCGACTATTGTTATGAAATGTAATGAATGTGAATCTAGTAATGATATTACATTAAATATTGACGATGTAGAAATAGAAGTACCAGACATTTCTAATATTATTGAATTAGATAACCAGATTTCTCTTGAAATGAAATGGCCTACCTTCGATAGTATAGTGAAAGATGATATTCTTTCTTCGGAATCAAATGTAGATCAAATCTTCGGATTAATTAGATCAAGTATCGAGGCTATACAAACAAATGAAGAAAGATTTTCTGCTAAGGATCAAACTGCTCAAGAATTAGACTCTTTTATAGAATCTATGAATAACCAACAGTTTACTAAAGTAAGAGAGTATGTAGAAAAAATGCCTAAGCTAACACATGATGTAGCTTTCAGTTGTAAAAAATGTAATCATCAAAATAATATAGTAATAGAAGGAATGCAAAGTTTTTTCTCATAGGTCTATCTCATGAGACACTTGTAAATTATTATAGGACGAATTTTCAGCTGGTACATCATTATCACTATTCGTTGACTGAGATAGACCATATGATACCATGGGAAAGAGAAGTATATCTTGATATGCTAATCACCCACTTAAAAGAAGAGCAGGCAAGACAGGAACAACAGGGACGGGTATAATGGCAACTTTAGATGACGTAACTCAAAAATTAAAAGAAAATAATATAGAAAATCAGTTAGGTCATGAAGGTACTCGGCTTGAGCTTACTAAGATCGGTATAAGATTTGATAGATTCTTTAGTATGATGAGTATGCAAAAATTAAAGGGTTTGGAAACACAAAGAGAAGCCAAAAAAAAGTTGCCGGCAATACCTCAGCCGAAGTCTAGTACAGGTGGAGATACTGGATTTGGTTTACTTGGTGGATTAACGGGTCTTGGTGCAATAGGAGCTACTCTAGCGGGTATTGCAGCATCGATGACAGATCTAGATGCCGCAATTAAAGCACTAAGATTAGGACAAATTGCAAAGGGTATAGTTGCCACAGGAAAGGCGCTGAACACTAGATATACAAATTTTCTTGATTCCATTAGAGACTTTGGGAAAGGTATAGCAACCTTTGGTAGAAATCTTAAAAATCTTTTAATTATTCCAGATGAAACTAAAACACTATTTAAAAATATACCTAATAATTTTAAGCTAGGATTATTTAAAGCTTTAGGTTTAGGAGTTGACGGTAAACCTGTCGTAGATACATCAGAGGGTGTTAAATCATTTTCAAATACAATAAAGGCGATTCGAACTTCTATATCAAATTTCTTAAAACCAGTTACTGATATTTTTAGTGCTACAGAAGGTGAAAGTAAAATTTCCAAAGCGATAAAACCTATCACAGACTTTTTTGATGGTATATCCAATAAAATAGGATCTATTACTAAATATTTCCCTACTATTAATTTTGAAGCTTTAAAAGGGATATTAGGAGGTGGAGAAGCTGGGGGAGGTATAATCGGATTCTTCCAAAAAATTATATCAGCACTTGACCCTATTTTGGGACCTATTAAAAAAATAATCGGATTTGCACTTAGGCCCTTTTTCCAAATTATTATTTCTGCAATCGATTTCTTTGTAGGTTTCTATGAAGGATTTATGGAAGGTGATAATAAAAAATTATTAGATAGAATTAAATCAGGATTTGAAGGTGGTATAAAAGGTGTTATCAAAGGTTTTACAGAAGCTATAGATTTGTTATTTATTAAGATACCAGCATTCTTTGCAGAGAAATTGGGATTTGAAGATGCATCGAAAAAACTAAAAGAATTTAGTCTTACTGCTCTTGTTGATCCTGCATGGGAAGCAGTAAAGAATTTCTTTAAAGAAGCATTTGCCAATCCTACTAGTAAAATTAGACAAGTTACTGCTAGTGTTGGTAGTATGTCTGAGCGACTTACAAAATATATCCTAAGAAACGCTTTACCTGATCCGAACGTCGAACGGGCATGGTATGATCCTACACGCCTAGCAGTTATGGGTATTCCTGATTCTGTATATGAATATGCTGGATATTCTAAAAATGATAAGGGCAAATTTGTATTAAAACCAGATACAAATATTAGATCGGAAAAGTATGAAGGCGTCCAAGGATTACGATCAGCAGTCCCACCAGGACCAGGCGGGTCAGCGCCAATTGTTCTAGCACCATCAACATCAACGTCGTCAACAACAAACGGGTTTTCTCTCCCAGGAAATGCTCAAAGTCCAGTTGATGCATCGGACATGCTATTATCCCACTAAAAGAAAAGGGAGCCGAAGCTCCCTAATCCCATTATATCTAGTCGAAACCAAATATAATTTTCTCCTTTGTTGTTTACCAACTTTTGTCCGAATCTAATTCAGCGACTAGGCCTACGTAGGGTTGGCTTACCTAATTAGTCGTCATTTGCCAATCGTGCAAAATATGACATAGTATCTTCATCACCAGACGTATCAATCTGTTCCGCCGTTACTGGCTCTGCCATACGTGGCTGAGGTGCCGATACAGGTTCATTAATCATGTTTTCCTGTTTAATAGTATAAGCACCTGCAGTTGATTCTTCTCCAAGAACACGCATTAACTTTGCTTTTAGTTCATCATAAGATTTATAGTTCTTTGGATCAGTAAACTCACTAAGATCATGTAGCTGGTTATAAACTGATTCCAATTGGGATTCGTTTCCTTCATATAAACCAGATGGGCTAGCAAATTCAGACTTATCATAATTACGATATCCTTCGACTTGGCGGATCTTTAATTTAAAGTCTGCACCTTCCCAAAAGTCAAATGGGTTAACAGGATTTTCATCTGCAAATTCTGGTTGCATAGAATCCATGATTTTATCAAAGATCTTTTTACCAAACTTATAGATGAATACCTTACCTTCATTCTGTGGTGCAGAAGGATCTTGAAGAACAAGAACATTCGTTACATAGTGAAGGCGACGCTTTTGATCACGAGCTTTCTGTTTATCAGATTCTACACCTGAGTTCCAAAGGCGCGAGTTAAGTTCCCCGACTGGATCAACTTGACCAATAGAAGTAAGGCTGTTTTCGATATACCATTGACCAGTTGGTCCTTTGAATCCGTGATCCCAGTATCTGACCCATGGAAGTTCGCTTCCTTCGTTTGCTGGGAGGAATCGTAGTACTGCATATCCATTACCTGCCTTATCTACGGTTGGCTTCCAAATCCGATCATCTGTATATGATTTCTTTTCAGTACCACCACCGGTAGATTCTGCGGCTTGTACTAGTTTCTGGATTTGGTCGCGATTACGTTTTAGATTTTGAAATGACATTGTATTTCCTTATATTTGCTGAAGTATTAAACTGAATTATTATATCGTATTTTTGTCGTTTTGTAAACATATTATATATCATTCTATTCAAAAAAAGCTGAGTCCAATGAATTTGTTTTTGGAAGAAAGTTTAAAGCCATGGCTTCACCTTCTAACTTTTCTTTTATAATAGGTGATATAAATTTCCTTACATCTTCAGGATCGATTTCATTCTTTTCACAAAGATGTAAGATAGTATCCATATAGGATAATTTCGTTTCAATTACTGTTGCTTCGATAAGCTTAGTAAATTTTGACTTAGTCAAAAAGTTATCTTCAATCATTTATCTAATACCTTTAATAGAATTGTGTCTGAGTTTAATCTACCATTTGGGACGGTTGTCTTAGTGGTAAGCTTCTTCCATTCGGTATCGATTTGCTTAACGGTCTTAGTTAGAACACCTGGTAAAAATTCATCAGGCTTACGTAATCTAACTGTTCGACTATTCACAGTATCGATATTCTTAATTGTAGTACCAGAAATTTCGAATCCGCCAACACTTTGTGTAATGTATTCGGTAAGCATCCTGGATTTTGTATGAAAGGTATACAATCTTGTCTTACCAATAATTTGTATGGGACTAATTGAAACCAATTTAAAATTAGCATCTTCAGATTTGTATTGTACCTTTGAAACTTGTTTGTCTGCTGCCTTAGGCTGTTTGACTTTCGTCTTACGTTGTGCCTTGGCAGCAGACTTAATCCTATCAAGATCGAGGAGCATTTCTTGACAGGCTTTAATGCGGTGATTGAGTTCAGGTCTTTTCAAATGTGAATAACCCTCGACGGCATCATCACAACGCTTATGATAAGCATCTTCATAATCTACCAACCATCCCTCAACCACCTGGCGGACTGGCAATGTTGCCGATCCAGCCAAACCGTGTTTCTTAAATAAACTATAAATGTCAATAGTAGCTTTTTCGCCTTCTATCCACTGATCTTCTAATTCTAATAGATCCTGCATGATAGTATTACTAATCTTATTCTTAAGCCTTTCCATAGGTGAAATACTAGGACGTGCATCAGAATCGTTCTTTTTAATTAATTTTTGCTGATATATTTCCTTACCAAGAACAATCATTTCTGAAGCCCATTTGGATAGACCTGATGAATAAGCCTTAGACCTATCATCGTCATTCTTCCTCGGAGCATGTGTCAGCCAAAAGGCTGTTGCTGCACGTGAAGGATGTGAATAGAAATGATATTCAGGACAAGACATAATATACTGTAGGTTAACAGATTTCTTATGTTTTTCCTTAAGGTAACCTTTCAATATCTTAGATATATCAGAATTTGACATTTCAGTTTGAAAATAATAGAGAACCTGACCGAAGCCTTTTTCAATTGGTACAGCGCTTAGCCCGAAACGGCGACGTGTTGGTACCACTTTCTTTTGCTTTTTTCTAATAGCCATAATATTTGCTCCTCAACAAAATTTTATTATGTAAGTATTCTATCATAGATTTATTGGAATGTAAATCCCCTATTTTCATCCACGCCTCATTTTTGCGTATATTTCTGGGTTATCTCCTCGACCGACCGGTACTGTGTTTGACTTGTGAAGAGTGGCAAGTCCGATGATGTATTCTCCTGAATACGTATTAGATTTATTTTTTCCTGCGATGCGTGTAATGACGTCCGACGTCTTGATGCCGCTACGTGTTTCTGCATAATCCGGAATACTCGCGCCACTTGATTTCTCCTTAGTTTTCAATTGATCAGGATGTACACCCATTTTCCGAAGCCACTTGTTATGCTCTTCAAGAGCTTTTTTAATCCCAGGTGCATTTTTATGTTTACGCTTTTTAGTATTAAGACTAGTCATACCACGTACAAGATGCATACTCATCTACCACATTCCCTTTCCCATTCTTGGTACCAAGATTCTGCAGAGCCTTTAATCATATTGGTATAGACCATTGCATAACCAGTACCAGCTTTAAGATCTTTTTTACGTATTTTATATTTGTGGGGATGCTTGATATCATCCCAATTTTCTAGCATTCGCTTGCACAAAAGATCAAAGTCGCCGTCTGTAAGAACAACTTTATTTTGTTCATAATAAAGATATGATGACATACAAAAGAATGGCACAAGACGATGGATACTAATATCTTCTATATTAGGGTATACAGACATATTAACCCCAATCGGATTCGTACGACGCCTGCTCGCGCGCGCGATCCCCATAGTGTTCGTCTAGATACTTTGGAGCATCTGTCCAAGCATTGATGTTGACTGAATCGTCACCACGATCTTCTTTAGCGGTAACTGAATAATCCCGGACTTTAAAGTTACGCTGCATTTTAGCATTGAACTTTTTGCTGGCTTTGCGAATAGCTTCCAGACGCTGTTCCTGGGACATATTTTTAGTAATAATAATTTTAGACATTTGGATCTCCTCTTTCCAATTATTCATACTATTCTACCATAGTTTTATCCAAATGTAAACCCCCTAAATCAATTTAATTTGAATAAATTTTATAAAGGTGATCTTCAAAGGCTTCTACTTTTTCAATCCGATTAGGCCAGAGGATATATTCTTTTTCAGGATTTTTCTTAAGATTACTGAGGAGAGGAATAATAGCATTATAAAGTTTATCCAGTTTATCTTGTGTTACAGTAGCGGTACTAGCAACGCTTTCTACCTTTTGGGTAGCTTCCTGTACAGCTTGTAATTCAGATTCATCTACTGCTGTAAATCCGAAATCAAAAAAATCATCAGACATGCCCATCTCTCCTTGCATTCATATATTGTACAAAGCAGACCCAAGTTAAAAAGGCCCAGAAAAAACTATGAATTAATCCCTGGCTTATTGGATAAGCAAACATACCTACCATCACGTAATCATACCATTTTAACATTGGGTCTCCTAAATTAGAATTTAACTGCAATACCTACAGTTGTATCTGTCTGTTTAAAATCTGCATCTAGATCATTTTCCATATAGACGTCAATGATAGGTGTTACAGAATAATTAAGATCAACATCTGCAGATGACATATTAAATTTCATATTGTCTGCAGTAGTATCTACCATATTTACTGTTGTGCTAAGGGTAAAATCACCTGACGTGATTGAAGGTCCAAAGAAGAGTTTATTAATTTCTGTGTCCAGATTACGTTCAGCTCCAACTGTTGTTTCAATTGAAGATTCAGCGAATGCACTTGATGACATACCAAGCGCGAAGAGTGCAACCATTAGTTTTTTCATTTTTTTTATTCTTTTCCTATTTGTGTTAAAAAAGGATAGACCGACTGGTACTATCCCTTATGGATATTTATATTAAAATAATTTTAAATGGAGCGGGTAACCGGAATCGAACCGATGTCTTTGGCTTGGAAGGCGATTGTAATACCATTATACTATACCCGCAGGGTGTGGGGCTAACCGTTGGCCCCACGCGGATGTATTAAGGCATCACCCTTAAATTTGGCAGAGCCAACTTATAAATGTTGGATGCGATTGCGTTCCTTTCTTATGAGGGCGAACGGACCATTCCCACCTGTGTCTTTATTTTAGAGTCGTTACAGGCTTAACCGCGTTTATACTCGCTCGACTAACTATATATGGTACCCACGGCCAGACTCGAACTGGCACGCCGTATGGCCACGGATTTTAAGTCCGTTATGTCTACCTATTCCATCACGCGGGCATTTGGCGATTCCGGAAGGATTCGAACCCTCGACCCACAGCTTAGAAGGCTGTTGCTCTATCCAGCTGAGCTACGGAACCATATTCATAAAGATAATTATAACTCCTAATATCATTGTAATCCATAATGCATTTCGAAACATAAAGCCAACAATAGCGAAAAAAGAACCTACAAGAAGCGCGCCAATTACTACTAGTAAGAGGAGCTGACCGAGTAAAGGCAGCGCTTCTTGTAACTCTGCAGGTGTCATTACCACACCCACTCTACTTCAATACCAAATTCTTTTTCACCTTCATAACAATCAGTTGTACTATTATATCCACTATTATAATAAGTTGACATGTTAATAACTTTTTTACCACTGGATTTATAATCTTCTCTTAACATATCAAACATTTCTGATAAACCGTCTGCATCCTCACCATCATATCCAGTAATAGGATGGGTAGTAAACATTGAACCAAACATTTCTGTAGTTTTACATTTAGCCATTATGCCACCTCCACTTCACACATCCGATCGATATGACGCTGGATCCTTTCATCGGTCCAGTTTTGGAAGTCCAAAGACCGAGCGTACGATTTGCTAGTACGATCGGCGGTAAGGTAGTAAGCTGACTCTACCAGCTCCTGACGAATATACTCGCGAAGAGTACCAGAAGGAACACGCTCACTCCAGTACTGAACTTCAGTAGGGCAAGGCAACATACCCATCCAGCAACCAGGTTGCTTAGAGAACTCTTCAGCCTCTTTACGCTGAGCGTTGATATTATCGATAAGTGCGGTTTCCATTTTGTACATAATTAAGCTCCTCTTCCTAATTGTTATATACATTATACCATACTAATTTAGGTTTGTAAACCCCCTTTTTTCATTTTATTTCAAAAAACCTTTGCTTCTGCAGGATTATCTGGCCATTCTTCGAAAAGCTCTTTTAGATCTTGGTAACCGCCAATATGGTTCCCGCTATCATCAAAGATCTGCGGTACAGTCTTAAAATTATGTTCTTTGAATAAAGAAACAGCATGATCATTACCAGGTACCTTTACCTCTTCATAAGGCATTTTCCTACTATCTAAAAGTTCCATTGCGGCATCACAAAAGATACATCCGGATTTTGAATAAATTATATACAAGATGAGTTTCCCTTTTTGTCTTTTTGCACTTCGACATCAAGTGCTTCTCTTAATTCACCAATCCTACGATATGCTAATTGAAGCTGTTTTTGCAAGTCGTATACATTTTTCTTTAAAATATCTACTTCAGACATTTCATATTTTTCTTGTTCCATTCTATTAACATTACCTCTTGTAATTCATAGGCTTCAATTTCCCATGGCAGTTTCATATATTCGTCATATGTCTTATAACTAGCGTTATTAATATTCTCATATTGTTTTCTTACACCCTGTCTTACATGTATCATTTCATGGAAGACTGTTGTAATTAAAATATCACCTTTTAGTCTTTGATCAATTTCTATTTCATATTCTCTATTATCTAGCTCCAAACAATATCCGTGAGCATTCTTTAGTTTTTTAATATCGATAAAAACCTCACACTTAATTATTCTTGGTATAAGATAGTTCCAGGCGAATGACGCAGCTCTATAGATTGTCTGTCGCTGTTTTGCTCTACCTCCCGTTACTAGAATCATCGAATAAAGCCTCTACCTGTTTAATATGTTTACATTTACGATATGCAACACAATTACAGTCGAATCCATAATTATTCATTTCTACAAAATATTTATTACCCTTACTACCAGTCACTGGCCATTCTAAACCAATAGCCCAGTGACCTTTAGTATTTACAATTTCGGATGGGTGGCTCATGCTGCAATCTCACGATCATACGATTCAATCATAACCAAAGAAAGCAAACCATTTAGTTTGCGCCTTTCGTCTGACGTCAAGCGAGAGATCTGATCTCTAATATTATAATCAGATTGATCTTTAGCAATGCTAGTAAGAACAGATTCTAGTACTGAATAATGATATTCCATGATTTAACTCCTCTTCCTAATTATTGATATTATTATATCATAGCTTTGGAAGATTGTAAACCCCTAAAATTCAATTAATCTCTTTTTTTAGAATATACTTCAGCACGTACATTATCACCTATTTTAATCTTAAATTCGTCATGTACATGGTGTAAGATGAATTCAGTATTACCAAATTCCTTAAACATTTCTGTCCATATTGTTCTCCAATTATTAGCTAATCGATTTGTATTCATATTACCCCGATCGGAGTTAAGGATAAAGTCTGATACACTTCTTAAGTTAAAATCGAAGATAGAATCGAATCCATATAGGTGTACTCTATCAGCTTTTAGTTTGTTTGCAGCATAATGAACAGCCATATGACCACAATTTAAATTGGTATAATTACCAGCATATTTAGGTAGTTCTGTATAAAATTCTTTAATTTGATTAGCAGTTGCTACATGAAAATTTGGATTCTTTTCCATCCATACCTTAGGTCTATATCCTAATACCCATTCACCAGGAACTACCACCGACCCTTCGGTCATTGCTTTCATCATCTTAAAATCTACAATACATGTAGCATAATGGTTTTTGGGATACGGAAATGGTGCAAGATTACATGTAAGATTTAAACCTTTTCTTTCTCTTCTGGTATAAAGATGAACCCAATCACCATTGCCAATTACATGAACAGTTCTAGCCATTCATTAAACTCCTAATCTTATCTTTACCTTTATTACCAGTCCAATGTATAATCTTTTTCTTTGAACTGTCAAAACCATCATCCAAATGAATACGTAACCAATTATATTCTATTGGCATGTCTTCTATGTATGTTAACCTAGAAAGAGGATTTAACATGCTGTGAAGTACTTCCTGATCACCTACTGTCTGGCCAGCTTTCACTTGTTCTAACCATGCTCTTAATATCTGGGGCTTATCTCTAAATCCTACTACACCAGAATTATGCCAAATTTCTTTTCTTCTCTTAGTCCATGGTTTATCTTCAGCCATTAATAGCTTTTCATTTTTAATTAATTTAAAAATACCAGATATATCGCCCAATATTTCGCAATCAGTATCAATCCAAACAGTTTCGATTGAAGGACATGTCATCATTGCTAATGGTTTCATAAACCAACCTTTAAGACTATTATTCTTAAAGTTTAGGATTGCATGGAATTGTTCAAATACATAATTCTGCATCTTTTCACTACAACCGAAATTGGCAAAGATAAGAGGAGTGTCATTATACTTCTTATAGTTTTCTACAAACCATGGAAGCATCCATTCAGTCTTTTCATCGCATCCTGTTAGGAATACTTTATCATACTTTTTCGATGACATATGATTCACCATAATTATGTTTTGCTAAACAACCAGCTTCTTTCTGTATTGTTGTAAAGCTGTCTGCTGCAAGACAGACCCAAGGATAATATTCTTCAAGAAATGGAAAGTTATCAACATGTAAAAATACGTCTGTTGGTCCACCGTGGGTTTTAGCTTTTTTAATAAGCTTTCCTGCACCTTCAGGATTAACCATATATCCATGCGCGCCACCAAAGTATTTCTTTTGTACTAATCCATCTACACCTAATTTCATAGGGGTATTAAATTTTCCGTATGATGGTTTAGAAAATGTCATACAACCTTTAAATTTTTCATTGACTGGTACTTCACCTGTTAATATAGCATCATGTTCAAAGATAACAATTGTTTCTTTTTCTTTTACAGACATCTCCCATAACGAATGATGTGATAGAAATGCCGCCATACAATTATCAGGTCGGGAATATCTTTCATGGAAAAACGACGGTTGAATTCCCTTTGTATGAAGAATAAGATGAGGATTATCTTTTGGAGTTGTTGCGGGATGATGTTCTACGTGTAATCCATATTTCTCTGCAGACTTCATGCAACGCATTGCTGCCTGTACAGACTTATGGTTATCCATTATTGTAATTACAAATGCTTTCATTTTTTCTCACAGACTAAAACGTATCCCTTTTCTCTACCACGGAATTCGTCTACTATGTTCATATCAGCTTTATCTATCATATCAATTAACTCTTGTTTTTCTATTTTAAGAGGATCTGTTCTATTTGATATATGATTCTTTGCTTGTACTGTATGTTCTAAAAATAATCTTCCAGAATCGTTTAATTGATCTTTCCATACTTTAAGAGTTTCAAATGGGGTAATACTATGATCAAATGAATTACTATAAACAATATCAAAGGAGTTAATCCATTCTTCTTTTACCATATTAAAATCGTGCTGCACAGTCATAGGAAATTCTTCAGCATTTGTACTTACTTCAGATCCTATAATATATGAATCTTTTAAAAGATCTAGAAAATACTTTTGTTCATTAGCATTTCTTGTACCATGACAAAGAACTCTTTTGGCATCTTTTTTTCGTTCTACAATATTTTTTATAACATTCGGACGAACATAAGACTGGCCAGTTTTAATAATCCTATCTATTTTTTTAAGATTACCTTCTATCTGAGCTTGGATATAATCTTCATAATCTTTGTATTTAAATATTTCCATATTTACCTCGAAGTAGTAGAAGGTGTTCCCTGAACTTCTGTATAGAACTTCTTTGTTACACCTAATGAAGGAATAAGTTGTTTGCACATAATAGCATCATTAGGCCATAGTCCATGGTCTTCAACTAGTCTAAGCATTTGTCTAGCACCCTTTGGCATAATTATATATGCAGAGTTACCGGCAAGGCCTTGTGGTACTTCAAAGCTGTCAATATTTGGTACTGGTTGTATTTCTTTCGAATTGTCGTCAATTAACTGTTTAAATAGGTTTGCCTTCCGAGTGGCAAATAATGGATTATTAATGCCGATAATAAAAAATCTTTCGTTTTCGAATACATTATTGTCTAATCGGGATATAAATTTAGAATCATGTTCTAAAATAAGATATGGTTCAGCATCATTATAACAATTTTTCCATAAATTATAATGACTCAAAGAACAAGCGATTCTAGCTTGTCTATTTACGGTAGGATAAGCAGTCTTCTTTAAACCTGTTTTAAAATCGAATACAGATCCTTCCCATGGATAGTTCCATTCCAGGCGGTAATCTCTCATCATTTTGTTTATCTGGCGAGGTACTATTGCATCGAATCTTTGAATCTCAAAAGAATTACCCACGACTTTGCTACTATCAATACATATATCAGCAGCACGTTGGGATACTTCGTGATCTGGGATTGCTATTACAAATGCCTTCAAGGTTTACGTCCTACAAATACATGATCTGCCCAACGTCTAGATCTTTCATCAGGTTGTTCTCTATCGACATAATCTGCAACTGTTTCCAAACCAGCTTCTTCAGCAATAGCTTGGAATGCATCATCCATAAATCTCCAACAGTCAATTGAGTCGTGGTACTTACCAGCAGATGGGGCAATAAGAATAATATATCCGCCAGACTTAAGTACACGGGTCATTTCAATAACACTACGGAATGGGTTCTTTACATGCTCAAGTACCTGACCACATACTACAAGATCAATAGATCCTTCTTCAAACGGTAATTCATAATCACCCGGCATAACGTGTGTAACATTTGGGCCGTTTTGAATATCTGCAATATAGTAATCTTTTACTACATCTTTAAACATTTGTTTATATGATCTATCTTGACCAGGCTTAATATCTCTACCACCAACGTCAAGAATCGTAATACCTTCTTTTAATCTAGATCCTAATAAATCTCTAGATCTTTGCATATTAATACGGGATGATGGATGCATTATTCTGGTATCCTTATTTCAAATTGTACTGCGCCATGCTGTTTAATCTTAAAGTTATGCTTTTCTTTAAATTCTTTTACTGCCTTTGTAACACCAGGCTTGCCAAATCTTTGTCCCCATTTATAATCATCACCAAGAATCATCCCACCAGGTCTAACAATCTTAAGAGAATTTTCTAGATCTGCTTGTACACCTTCATATGAATGTGAACCATCTAAATAGATCCAATCAAGCTTATCCCCATCAAACTTTTCAAAGAACTCGTCTGATGTTTTCCTACAGACAGTTACGTTTTCATAGGGATCAAATCTACGCATAACATCTTCATATACTTTTTCATAGTATTCCTGAAAGCCTTCTTCGGTATTTGATTTTGTTACCTTTTCATATCTACTTAAATATTCATCCCACTCAAATTCAGTAGATCCTTTATATGGCTCTACACTCCATGGATCTACTAGATATAAATGCTTAAGGTTTTTCATAAAAAAGTTATATGACGTGTTACCCCACCATACTCCGACTTCTGCGCCAATCGTATCTGGTTGAATAAGGTGCATAATATGATGCGAATCCTTATTGATTCTACTTCCCATCATTGTGTTAGTCTCCAATAATTTTTCTGTGCACTTGTATCAAAATCAAATCCCCAGGCATCAATGTCTTTTTTGTACCAATCAGCAACGATTT